CAGGTATTATAATTGTCCTATATATCCAATGCACTTCCCTATTCCATCGGTAAACGATTATCAAAATAGGGAAAGAGATATAGATGTTTGTTTTATTGGAGCACCTACAAATCAAAGACGAAACTTTTTTGTAGATAAATTAGTTCAAATACAACCACAGTTAAATATCAATTGGGCAATAAAGTATTCGCATGAAAGAAATATTCCTGAAACTTTAGATATTTTAAATAGATCTAAGATTGTGGTAAATTATCCAGGTAACAGTTACGATAGCTGGAGAATTTGGGAAGCGGCAAGTGCAGGTGCAGCAATTTTACAACCTAAGTTACCTTTAGATAGTATATCAAAAGGACATATGTTCTTTGATGAATATGTAGAATACAATATGGATTGTTCTGATCTAAAAGATAAAATAGTGTGGCTTTTAGAAGAAGAACGATGGAGGGAGTGGGGAAGTAGAAGTTTAAATTCCTACGAAACATACCACACGCCCGAAGATTGTTTTGTACAATACTATAATAATATTATTAGACATGTGCCGTTACAAAGACTGGCACCTATTCCTGTAAATCCTTTTGAAATTTTTAAACCTAACCGAGTATGATTAAATTAATAATTTTTGATTTGGATGGAGTTCTAATTGATAGTAGAGAACTTCATTACGATGCATTGAATTCTGCTTTAAATAAAATTGATCCTAAGTATGTAATTACCAGAGAGGAACATCTAAGTAAGTATGATGGATTAAATACCACTGCCAAATTAGAATTACTACATTCAGAAAAAGGATTACCAAAAGCGGAATTTAATTCTGTATGGCAAAATAAACAATCTGCAACCATAGATGCATTTAAACATTTTACACATGACCAAAAATTAATATCCATATTCACAGAACTAAAGCAAATAGGATATAAAATAGTTGTTGCAAGTAATAGTATTAGAGAAACAGTAAAATTATCTTTATTAAAAATTGGTATATTGGAATACATAGATTACTATGTTAGTAATGAGGATGTTAAAAGACCGAAACCATTTCCGGAAATGTATTGGAAATGTATGACTGCCATGGGATATACTGCAAAAGAAACTTTAATAATTGAGGATAGCCATATAGGAAGAACAGGAGCGATTGCTAGCGGGGCACATTTATTACCTGTAGAAAATTGCGATGACTTATCCATGGAGAAAATAAGAAAAGAATTAATGTTACTAAACGGATTGGCTAACAGTCCAAAGGTACCTTGGCGTGATAATAAATTGAATGTATTAATTCCAATGGCAGGTGCAGGTTCAAGATTTGCCACTGCAGGATACACATTTCCGAAACCGTTAATTGAGGTTAATGGGAAACCAATGATTCAGGTTGTTGTTAACAATTTAAATATAGATGCTAATTATATTTTCATAGTACAAAAAGAACATTATGACAAATATAATTTAAAATATCTATTGAACTTAATAGCTCCAGACTGTAAAATAGTACAAGTCGAGGGAGTAACTGAAGGTGCCGCATGCACAACGCTATTGGCAAAAGAATTTATAGATAATGATAACCCATTGTTAATTGCCAATAGTGATCAATATATGGAATGGGATTCCAATTCATGCATGTATGCTTTTAGTGCAGATTCGATTGATGGTGGCATTTTAACATTTGAAGCAAGTCATCCTAAATGGAGTTATGCCTCAATCGGCGAGGATGGATTTGTAAAAGAAGTTGCGGAGAAAAAAGTTATTAGTAATAACGCCACCGTAGGTGTTTATTATTGGAAACGGGGAAGCGACTATGTTAAGTATACTAATCAAATGATAGAAAAGAATATTAGAACAAATAATGAGTTTTATGTTTGTCCCGTATACAATGAAGCAATTTTAGATGAAAAGAAGATTCGTGTAAAAGAGATTAAAAATATGTGGGGCATTGGTACTCCAGAAGATTTAAATTATTTCTTACAAAATTACAAGGTTTAATTATGAGTAAAAAGGTGACGGTAATTACTCCCACAACAGGATCCGATTACTTAAAACAAAATGCAAATTCTGTAGCAGAACAGACATATGATAATGTAGAACATCTTATAGTAATAGATGGTCCTGAGTTTCAGGAAAAGGCGTTTAAACAATTAGATTTAGAAACTTCCGCAACGGTAGTTACCTTACCCCACAATACGGGACACAGCCAATATAATGGTCATAGAATATATGGTTCATTTCCTTATCTAGTTGATTCTGATTATGTGATGTTTCTTGACGAAGATAATTACATTGATCCTGCTCATATTGAAACATTAGTTAAAGTTTGCGAAACTAATGACTGGGCATTCTCATTAAGAAAAATTGTTGATAAAGATAGTAAGTATGTGTGTCTTGACGATTGCGAGAACTTAGGTAAATGGCATACGTGTTTAAGTGAACAAGAATTTTTTGTGGATGTGGGTGCATACTTTTTACCTACATCTATTGCAATACAAATATCTCCTTTATGGTATCGTAGGGCCAGGCATCCAGACGACCAACCCGAAGTAGATCGTATCATAATGCAGGTATTACGCGAACATGAGTTTACGTATGATACTAATGGAATATATTCGTTGAATTATAGAGTTGGTAATAGAAAAGATTCGGTCAAGGCTGACTTCTTTATATGGGGCAATAGTGTGATGGAAAAGAAATTTAAGGATGGATACCCATGGAGAAAGAAATAAACTACAAATATAATGAAGGTCAACTTTTAAACGAGTTGAAAGAATATATCGACGCTACTTACGGCCAACATTATTCGATGAATAGGTTTCAGGCAACTGAATTTATTATTGATAATGGACACGGTGTCGGATTTACCGCAGGGAACGTAATGAAATATGTTCAAAGATACGGAAAGAAAGCCGGAAGGAATAGACAAGACATACTAAAGGTGTTACACTATAGCATGATGTTATTATATGTACATGACATTGAAACCAAGGAGTTAAATAATGCAAATCAGTAAAGAAACAATTGATATCCTAAAGAATTTTGCTAGTATCAACAGCAACATTCTTATCCGAAAAGGTAAGGTATTATCCACAATCAGCACAGCAAAAAACATTTATGCGAGAGCAGAAGTTGCTGAAGACTTTCCAGAGGAAGTCGCAGTATACGATTTAAATTCTTTGTTGGCTTTGCTAACATTAATGGAAAATCAGACTGTAGAATTTGGTGAGAAGAGCTTAACCATGTCGAAGGACAACGGCAAGTTTGAATACTTCTATTCTGCACCGAACGTAATTGTAGCAGCACCCGCAAAAGAAATCGAAATAGATTCACACTATGAATTTAAATTAACAGCAGAAGATGTTAATATGATTATGAAAGCAGCAGCTATTACAGGTGCGCCGACAATCACAATCTCCAGCAAAGGTGAGAATGTTACATTGACTATCGGTGATAAAAAGAATGATACCGCAAATACCTATAAGAAAATTATTGGTAAAAGCGAACATTCATTTGATTGTCACATGGCAGTTGAGAACTTTAAGATTGTTCCTGATGCATATAATGTCACAATCTCGAAAAAGAAAGCATTCCAGTTTAAACACGCAACAAAGCCATTGGGATATTTTATCGCAATGGAACCAGATTCGGTGGTATAATTATGACCACCTTTCAAACATCTAGAGAAGAATATGTCGCAGTTTTAATGAATGAAATTGAAACTCTTCGACGCCATTATTATAAACCTGCAGAAGAAGGTACTGGTCATTTCAATACTGCAATTAATGTATTAGAAAACCGTATTAACGAACTTAATGCCACTTCGGATGCAACAGCTTGAGATTGACTATTTCTATCCCCTAACGGAACAAATTTTGTTAGGGTTAAATTTTAAACCCTGTTTAGATTACGAAGAACATAAGAGAAAAGAATCTCTTTATGTAGGTAATCGGTTTGATCGTTGGGCTAATGGTACGAATGCATTTTATACTATTGGTAGTGCTGGTACTTCATCTTTTACTATTGATCTAGATCAAGCTCCAATAACTATTCGATCTAAGAACAGACCAAATATTATTAAAAGATTAATTTATTGGTCTTTGGGTATGAAGTGGAAAAAAAATTAATATTATGAGGTTATTATGGAATATCGTGAAAATGAATTTTTGTGGGTTGAGAAATATCGCCCTCGCAAACTAGATGATTGCATCTTACCCGCAGATCAAAAGCGCATCTTTCAAGAGATGTTGGCTAAGGGTGAGATTCAGAACATGCTATTATGCGGTGGTGCAGGCATGGGCAAGACCACAGTTGCTCGAGCATTATGCGAAGAGTTGGGAACAGATTATCTTAT